GTTCGATTGTTTGTTCTAGTTGAGGTAAAATTTCTTTGACTATAAATACGTTGTCCTTAATTTCAATATCATCAGGTAAAGGTTCGTATAATTTATAAATACCTGAATTGGGATAATTTTTTATAGTTTCAATATCTTGTTTTACATTTGTGATTAGTGATAATTTATCATCACCTAAATGCATGTAGGTATTTAAATCACTATAATCATTTATTTTAGAAGAGATTTCATACGTTGTAAAATTTTCTAAAGGACTCTTAAACTCTTGTTCTGGTTTAATTTTGTTTGTAAATTCTTCCCAACTTGTATTGATTGTAATTTCATTATTCTCGACAGCGGCAATTTGTGCTACAAAAGGGATAAATATAGCTTGAGGTAAAGTTTCCTCTTTACTATTGAGTGTAAATTGAATCTCAAAAGAACCCTCATCAATTTCACCTCTTTCTCGTGAAGATGATACAAGAACTGCTTGTACAACATATTGACCTGCATTTTCAGGATTATTACCAAGTACGTCAGCTATATTTACAGAGAAATTAAATCCTTCACCCAATCGTTGATATATTATTTCTTGGCCCTTATAAACATACCAGTTAACATAAGAAAATTCAATTTGTTCACTAATATTTTCAGATAAAGCAAGTTCAACCGTGTTGATTAAATCACCAGTATAACTATTATCAGGTCCTTTGTCTAAACTAATTAAGCTAAATTGTTCTGCTGTAGTTGCCATAATTAATCACCCTTACCTACAACTTCGATACAAGCCGGTAATGAAAGTGTACTTGTTTCATTCTTTGTATCTATTTTTAAACTGACACCTATACGTGAATTGTAACTACCTAATCTTATTGTTACTTCACTACCATCTGTTTTATCTTTATCAATTACTTGTAAACCAGCGGAAGGTGGAGTTAAAATAGTTACATCATCTCTGCTATCTGAAAATTTTGTCCACTTTCCATCAGAGTTCCAATCATAACCATAAAATGTCCAGGTATAGGTTGTTGAAGTGTTTGGTTTACTCGAAACACTTTTAAGAGTAATAATATCTTGTTTTCCATAAGCAGGAACTTCCATATTATCTTCATTAAGTTTTCTAATTACGTTTACATTACCTTTTCCTTCTTGATGTCCTATCACCTGACCTAACATAGCTCCATAATCACCAGTAAATCCTTTTTCACGTAAAAAATCTTCTGTTGGATAACCATCTTTAAAAATATCGTATATCTTTTTAAATGTAGTATCACCTCTTCTACGTGTAGCTTGACTTTCATCTGAAATTATAAAGTTAGCTTGTACGAGTTCACTTTCAACTTCACCTCCAGTTAATGCTCCTGTTGTACCGTCCGGAGCAGGAGGAGGGGGGATTAATCTTTCAATATAAGCATTAGGTAAATAAACATAACCTCCTACTAAACTTTGTACGTTTTTAAACTTACTTGTTAGTCCTGATAACTTCATTCTTAGTGAATCTCTTTTTGTTGAATCACCGTCCGAAATAAACTCGGCTACATTATTGATTTGAATTTTTTTTCTCAAAACTTGACTATCTTTAAAATTATCTTTGTATTCATTATCTTTAATAGTTTGTGCTATAAGACGAACTTCATTTCGAGAAGGTGATATTTCTTGAATAGGATATTTGTTTTCTTTTATAAATAACTGATATGACGCATCTGAATGTTGAGCTCCTGACATAACACTACCATCAGACATCGTATGAAACTCACCTCTGTAAACTTTACCTGAAGAATCGACTAAAAGTGTTTCGTTTGAACCCGCTAACTTTCTAAAAAAGTTAAACTTTACATTATACTTTCCTCGGTCATATCCCATTTTTCTAAGAATTGTTCCTGTTTTAATTTTGATACCGTTGGTTCCGTCATTTGTGTAATCAGTTGATTCTACAACACCTGATTCTAAAAAATTATCACCTGAATATATTAACACTTCAATATAATCATTGGTATTCGAACCAAACTCACCTCCTAAATAGGCATACTTTTGACTACTTAAATCAATTACTTGATTAGTATTAAGTAAATCAGAATCTTTTTGATTTAATCTAGCCATTATTGTATGTCATCTCCTGTAACAATACTATCGATAATACTTTGATTGAACGTCTCTAACTTTACTAAGGAGTAATCAGTAGCATAATATGTACCTAAATCTGAAAATTCTCTTTTGGTATTATTTTCGATTAACCATCTTCGTGAATCGTCAGCTTTATCATTAGTTACTACCATTCCATTTTCGATATTTTCAGGTAGTTTTTTACCAATTTTGAGTTCAGATAGTTCGGATATGTTTCTCTCAATAGTTTTTTCTAATAACTCGGATTTATCATAGATAGAATATTTTTTTGTTTGATAAGAATTTGAAAAATTTTGTTGTTCGGGTGTAAGAAATGTTTTATAGATACTATCCTGAGAAACATTAGCATCTTCTATTCCCATACCAGTTAAGATGTCCTCAAATAAATATAAATCTGTATTTTCATCACCAAAAGGTATCGGTCTATTAGCGTAATCTTTGATTTGTTCAAGATATGTGTTTCGTAATCTGTTTACAAAATCTTGATAAAAATCAACATTTTGTAATTCTTGTTTTGTGTATGGCATTATAGAGTTACCTTAAATGTAAATCCTTCATCAAAATACTGGTCAGTCTCTTCATCAGTAGTACTACCACTTTGTATTCTATATTCTATTTTATAATATCTTTCAGGTTGATAACCATCCATTCTAAGTAGGAAATAGTTTCCGTCTGAATCACAACTCAATTTCGAACCACTACCGAAAGGAACAACTACGTCATCAGTTTCAGCATCTGTAATAGAATAGAATGATGAACCACTTGGTAAATATTTTACCGATAAATTATCAGCAGTTGTTGAATATGTTTTATCAGGAAATCTTTCTCTACCTACGACTCTAAATTTAGCTATAGATTTTTCTTTATATTCTGGTCTGAGGCCTTTCATATAAATAACCATATCTTCGATATTACCTTTTGTTAGAGGACTTAATGAACCTGTTGCCCATTTTGAATCGTCCCAAACCGCTTCAAGAGTTGGAGGATATTTTGTATGAGTATCAGTTGAGAAGAATGAAAAATTACCAAATCTTGTAGAGTTACCCTCATCACTTCCACTATCATTATTTCCAAAAGAACCTGAATATGGAGATGATGCATCCAAAAAACTTCCACTTCGTTTAACAATAAAACCTTCATTAGGAATTGTCCCATCTAACCACGCATTTACAACACCTGTTACATCCATTCTCATATCAGAAGACTTAACTCCGAATGAATGAGACATCTCATAAGCTCCATCATTATTAGAATACCAAGAACCTCCTGAAGAAGTTTCCTCTGACCAAAGTTTACCATCTGTTTCACCGTGTCTGAAATTCCAACTACAACCTTCAGCAGTTACTGGGTCATCATAAGCACGTCCATCACCCATTGTCCAGGATTGACTTACAGGATAAGCATATAAACTTTGAGAAGTAGCTAAAGCTGTAGGTCTAGCATCAAATAAATTTAAAAAGTATTGTGCGTTGTCTTTTATAACATTTTGATTTTTTAATTTTGAAATAGGGTCTAAATCAAATTTAATCATAATACGAGAAACGGTAACGACTTCACCTGAAGGACTAACGTCTTTTCGTACTTCTAATATCTCATCTAATCCTGAATTTAAACTACCACTTTGTTCATATAAAGTTGCGTCTTTTTCTGCGAATGTAAAATAATGCATTTAGTTACTCCACTATACCTAAGTTATCACCGACTACTTTTCCTTTAATATCGGAATCAGGATATTTGACTTCGAAAATACTTGGGTCTAAAGCAGGATATAATACACCATCAATGATACCACTAGCAATATCATAGAAGTTTCCTGAATACCCCTCAGTTGTTTTATATTTGTTTTCAATCACAATCGGTAAATCATTTGGATTATTTTCGACAGGTTTCACTACTGATGCTACACCATCAATCAATGATAGTTCGTAAGCTATATCAGAGATAACAATAGGTTGTCCTATTTGTATTCTGTCTGTATTGAAAAAATCTTGAACTGCTGCTACACATTGTAACAAAACATCGTTTTTGTTAAACCCGGCTTTTGTTAAAATTGAAAAGTTTATACCTATGTTAATAACATAAGCATCTTTTATGTTTACTGCATCCGTTACTAATCTAAATTGTGATAAATATGTTGATAAATTTTGTTTTACAATTTGACTCATAGGAGCTAAATTTCTATTAGTGTCATAACCTAAAGTATACATATTCATAGCTAAAGGATTAGGAGTTTTTACTTGTAGTTGTTTAATAGTTCTTCCTGCATCAACATCTGCTTGAGTAACTTTCCTTTCAAGTTCATCAAAACCTACTGATTTATTTAATTGGTCATCTTGTACCATACTAACTTTTGCTATGTTCCCGTATTTTTGAGGTAGTGATAAAGCTCTCACAACATAATCTTCTTTAGTAACAGCTCGACTTTGAGCCTGAAAATAGGCTAACGCACTCTCACGTGTCTCACGTACGGTTTGTCCTCCTGAACCTCCTGTAGCAGGTCTAGGATTTGTAAACGAAACTGAGTTCTTACTATCAGTAACGGTGCTCGCATTTAACAAAGCATCCTGTATTTCATACTCTATATTTGTGATTTGATTTATCTCATTTGAAGGAACATTATCATCGATACCACCTCCGTGAGAATACTCTATTGTTAAAGTTGTTCTACTGGGAGCTAAACCGTAAGCTTCTGTCTTTAAAAAATTACTTGGGTCAAAAGCACTTGTCAACTTTGATGGACTACCTGGTAAACTTGAACCAACGTTTGTAGGATTAGGAATAATCTCTTCATCAGGATTACTCGATATACCAGCTCCGAATCTTAAAATTGTTTCATCGTTATCGTTAATAAAAGTTGTAAATCTACGTGCTGTTTTTTTCAATTTCAGTATGTAAGGAGCCACATCTCTGTTCACAACCGATGTTGGGTCTGTTACTGAATTATTTTCCATATCTTCAAAAATAGTATCAGTAGCTAATGAATCTACTTCATACCATTTATTATTATCACTATCAGTACAGGATAATATTTCAATCACATCAGTTGAACCTAATTTGATTTGAGAATATTTTTCAGAAGTTCCGAATGTAAATTTTTCAGTAGTAATATTACCACTTTCAACTCTAACTTGTTTTTTCAGTAAAAACTTTGTTATTGTGCTACCATCGTTTTCAAACACACTTACTTCTTTAGGGTCAAAAGAACTTGAGAACTTAAAGTTACAATCTTCAATAGTTCGGAATTGTGTACCAGTTGAAGCAGCTTGAAGAGTTGTTCCTGCTTTTACATTAAGAGCATATCTTTCATCTGGTTTATTATTGACAGCCGGTACGGTCTGAAATACATCTAAAACAGCTACAGCAGGTGAAGTTGTTTTAGGTTTGTAACCGAATGATTGTGCTATCGTATAAACATTTCTTTTTTCTTCAGCATAAGCTAAAAGTGATTCTCTAAAAGAAGAATCAATGTAATACGATAATACATCACCAACGTATGCAGCCATCTCAATAAACATCATTCCCGGTGAAGCTTCATTAAAGTCATTGTAGGTATTAGGGAAGTAAACCTTTGCATATTCAATCAAACTATCTCTAAAATCTGAAAAGTCTTTATTGAGATAGTTTACTTGTTTAACTACATTTTTATTTATACTTGAACGAGCCATTAATATCCTCCTGTAGAAGCATCTATTGTGATTTGATTTATTGTATTAGGATTCAATGTCGTTGAGTAATCTATCTTGACATAAATTTGATTTAAATCTCCTTCTTCAGTCAAAGTCTCAACGTTTTGAATATTAATGTAATCTAACCACTCTGAGACAGCACGTCTCACTTCTTTTTCAATGTTTTCTGGTAACTCATCATTTTGTTGTTCAAAACAAAGTTCCAAAAGTTTACTACCAAAAGTTGGTTGCATTGGTCTTTCACCAATATAAGTTTGTAATAAATTTTTTAAATTAAACTCAGCTTGTTCTAAGGAAGTTTTTGTCAAAGCAAAATCATGGAACTTATCTCTTCCTAAAGGTAATTTTAATCCAACGGTTTTATTCGGATTTAAATCTGTTTCAATAGCTGACATTAATTACCTTTCTTGTTCATAGCTTTCATTAAATCACTATAATCACGTGTCAAAGCATTTGTTACGTGTTCGGGTACTTGTTCAGAAGTTACACCTGCTTTTTTCATAGTATCGACTGCTACCATATCACGTTGAACTTCTTCGTTTTTACCATAACCTAACATTTCAGTCATACGATTTGTATCGAATACACCACCTCCTAAAGTAGGATATTCTTCCTTACCTTGTTGGGGAAGACCTCCTCGTGTCTCGTTTAAAACTTTGTTTAAAGTTTCGTCTTTTGTGTATTTGATTTGTTTTTTAGGTTCAGAAACTTCGGGTTTAGAAATCATTGATTCTAAAGTGGGTGAAGATTCCTCCTTAATAAATATCTTTTCTATCTCTTTTTTGACTTCTCTACGAACCGCTTCTTGTATTATCTTTACAAGTTCTTTTTTAGTCATAACAACTCCTATATTGTTTTTACTTTATCACTTAAATAAGTGGAATTATTTATTGCATTTTGTAAGTCTACATTTTGTTGTGCAAGTGTTTTATTTTCTTTTGTCAAGTCAACAACTTTTTTAGGATTCGGTGTAGGTCCTCCTGGTGATGATGCTATGATTTCTGCTGTGTTTTTAGCTATCATAGCCTGATTTACTGATTGTTGAGCTGCAAATATCGGGTCAAGTAATTCTTTCAAATCATTACCTTTAACCACTGGTTGTAAATTATTATTATCACCGCTTCCTAATCTAATATCACTCCCTTTAATAAATATACCATCACTTTTTATTAGTATTTTTTTTCCGGTTATTTGTTGATTATCAAACTTAATATCACGTAAACCATCTGAAGTGAGATATATCGAAGAAGCATCTGTATCGATATTTTCTTTTACAGATTTTCCTGTAATCTGTCGAGTTCCAGAATCAAGAGTCTGTCCCGCTCTTATCTTGATTACTGGTGAATTATTAGCATCATTACATCCTATATTAATAGAATTACCATATCTTCCTTCAAAAACAACATCACCTTCTTTTACCTCGATATGTCTAATATCTTTTTTTGTAAAGGTCTTACCAAATTTAGTATTGGTTGGTAAATCAACAGGTATAGAATTTTCATTGACTGAATTTTTTCTATTGATTATCGAAAAATAAAAAAGTTTTCCATTATACTCAGATGTTAAGACGTGTTCACCAACAACAGGTATTGTCTGAATATGTGGCATCAAAGGAAAAACTTCATCAACTTCATCACCCGAGACTGAAAATTTTCCGTTGATTGCTCCTTGTAGTCCTGTATCATTTAAATATACTTTACTCACAACAACAGGTTCTGTTTCGTGAAAATCATATTGTGATGCTTTGATTAGTTTTTTGATGTATGAACTAATTTGTTCT